CCCCCTCCACCGCCACCCCCTGTGACTGAAGGAACTCCTGGCCCGGTTCCACCCCCTCCTCCATAACCTATAATAGCAGATGATGACCCGACCAAAATGATTGAATTACCACCCGGTGTTCCTCCCGTGCCTGCTAAGGTCGCCCCAGCACCACCGAGTCCGACCGTAATTGGTAATGGCCCCGTGATTGGAAACTTGGCCGAACTCGAAATAGGGTCCCACCAATATTCGACGTATGCGCCTCCACCGCCGCCACCGCTATTTTGTGACGGTACACCTCCTTTACCCCCACCACCACCGCCACCCCACGCCTCGAACCGTACGACCGTAAAATTCGAAGGTCGGATCCACGTTCCCGGTGTTGTGAACACCTGGACGTTCGACGTGGTTGTCGCGCCTGTAAACGTTCCTAGGAGTACCTGGTTCTCGTAGATTGTTTCGCTCATCTACTACTCTAGTACACGATAATTCGAACTCGGCCTGCGGCGCCGCGCGCGCCTGTGATGGTTACCGGTGATAAACCACCGCCGCCGCCGCCGCCCGGGTACTCCCCCTCCTGATTAGTGGTTACACCTCCGGTAGCGGGTGCGCCATCACCTCCTTTGCCGGCAAAAAGACTCGCGCCACCCGCTACAAGACCGTTCCCGCCACCACCGCCGCCATACCCTGAGACCACCACGGTAGGAGAAGTTACCAACACGTACCCTAAACCACCACCACCGCTAACAATATTAGAAGGTGCCGCCCCCCCGAACCCTATTCCCAGGTTACCGCCGTTGGTCGGGGTAGATGCTGTGGTGCCATTAGAAGCCGTGACCGAACCAGTGAAAGATGGTGAGGTCACTGGACCGAATACACTGGCAGCTCCATTTCCAGCTGCGGCGCCACCACCACCAACTGATACTGCGACAGTTGCTGGTAAATCTGCGATCGGAAGAGTCGCATATGAATAACCTCCGCCGCCGCCGCCGTTACCTCGCACATAAACACCGCTTATCGTACCAGAAGTACCGGTCGTTGTATTGAGAACGGTGCCGGCAGGCTGTGGCACAACCGTACAAATCAGTGATGAACCGGTTGTAGTTATATTTAACGATTTTTCAGAGATGTTTAGTCCACCTATACTACTAGTTGTAACTGCTCCCGTGAATGTAATACCTATTGCTGCCATTTGAGCAGGCGATAACGTATTAGTGTTGGCGAGTGTTCCGAGGTCATTCATAAACAACTTAACAATACAACTCACAGTACTATTCGTAGTATTGTTTCCGCCGCCGCCGCCGGCGACACATTCTATGCGCGCAAACGTACCTGTTGTTGGTTTGACCCACGTGTACGGTGCCGCACCAGGCCCCGACGCACCGTGGAACACTTGGACGTTTGCGGTCGGGGAATTGTAGCCCGCGAACGTGCCGATTGTTGTTTCGCCCGTATAGACCGTTTCGTACCCTTGGGGTGCACCTTGTGTCAAGTACCGGATCATAACAACACCGGGGCCGCCGGCACCTGCCTGCCAATTCGAAGGGTTGTTACCGTTTCCTCCGCCGCCATTACCTGTCGCCGGACCCCCAACTGGTATCGCTGCGCTCGGGTTATCGGGCATCGCCGCACCGCCCGCGCCATACGTGGCCGTACTTATATCAGGATACGAAATTCCTACGCCGCCGAGTGGTCCAGCGCCAGACGAACCAGCGCCGGCACCACCTGCAGCGCCACCTAAAGGACCTGTGACACCTACTCCGCCCGAATTACCTTGACCGTATACCCCAGCACCACCGGCAACTGTTGCATTAGGAGCCCTACCACCTCCACCACCCGACCCTCCAAACAAACCCGATGCATTTTGAGTACCTCCGCCGCCTCCACCTAACGAAACAATTTCCATAAATTGGGACGGATTTCCCGGTGTGCCTCTGGTAGCAGCGGGTCCATTTCCACCGGCTCCACCCGTCCCTACCGTAATTGTATATGTACCGCCCGCACGGATATTGTAATTTGGAAAGTATTGTACGCCGCCACCGCCTCCACCACCTCCGGCATCTGCTGCACCGGGAGTTCCAGATCCACCGCCACCACCACCACCAACGACGAGAACATCTGCGACGCCCGGGCGGAGACACGTAAACGTCCCCGGGGTCGTGAATGTGTGTGTCGTGAAGCCGTCGCCGTCCGTGGTGACGTTTGAGCTCACGCCCGCGGCATACGTTTTCGGACCGGCCGGGTCGCCGAACGACAAGTACACGGACGAGACTTCTGCGGAGGTCAGTGTCCGGGCGTACACGCGCACGTCATCCAGACCCGTATCGGCCGACGCGGTCGTCGTCGACCCCATCGTGAGGTTGGACAGAAGACCGGTCGCCTGTGTGGTCGCATTACTGCTCGTCTGTAACGTTCCGTTGATATAATAGGATGCGAACACGTTCCCGATGGTCGTCGCACCGACATTCGAAAACGTTAAACAATGGTGGGTCCATTTTTCGAGGGTCAAATTAGCGACCGAATTGAGTTCCGCGAGTGAACCCCCGTTCGTCGTTACGGCGACGGTCGATTTTCCGGATGTCGCCGCAGACACCTGAAATTGGGTTCCGGTCGTGACCAAAGGTTTCATCTCAAAAAATGTATTCGTACGTGCTGTATTAACACTGTACGGGTATACCCACGCGGCGATCGAAAAGTTGTTCAGGGTACTCGCCAACGACGAATATTCGATGCTGGAATTTAGTCCACTCGTGCCGTTGTTTAGCCGGAGACACTTGTTGAATTTGCCGGCCGGATACGTCACGAATTGACTCAACATAGTAAACACAACAGAGCCGGACCCAGACACGTAACTCGGTAAAGTGTACGCGAACGGATCGGGGTACCGAACGAGCGGAAACGAGGCTGTCGGTACCACGCCACCGCGGACCACGCGTAGGTCGCGGATATAGCCAGTCTGCGCAGCAGCTGTACCGGTACGCCCAATACCGGTCGGGTACGAGCTCACATAAGCCGGTGATCCTACTACGCCTGTGCCGCCGTTCGCCCCATTTACGAATGTATACGCGGTCGAGTTCGCTATATTGTACGAAAAAGCAACGTGTATCCACACACCCGTCGAAAGTGTTTGTGAATCCGATACAATCGTTCCGTTAACATTGATACCGAGTACATTACCGTTCGGTCGAAAAACCCAATTAAAATTGATATCATCTACGTAACTTCCTCGACCGATTATTCCCCCTAGGCCCGTTAAATACGTGAAATATATCCAACATTCTACAAACAGATTAGATGTCGTGTGATCAAAATTAGTCGGCGTTACACTAGTCAGATCCATATAACTAGATATCGGTCCGGGTAAAAACAATGCCTCGCCACCTACCGTCGGTGCGTTTGTAATCAGTGTCGCCAGTCCCTGGAGTTGTGCCGGTCCGGGCGAAACTTGTGCGAGAGGAACCAGCCCCTGAATCGAATCGACGTTCGAGTTTTCGAATTGCCATGCGAGCGTCGGCTGTGGCTCGAAACTCATGTCTACTAGAACTTGTTAAAATAAGGTGAGCGACAAAACTCGACGGGCGCCGGCGTGAGTGATTGGATACCCGCGACGTTCGTGGCGTCGTACGGACAAAAAATAACCCGACCGTCTGGTAAAAGCGTCCCGCCCCTGAATGAATTCGCACCGAATGCGCTCTGAGGAACTATGTTCGAGTACGTGAGTCTGATCGGGTCGATCCACCCGACGTTCGAGTTTGTCGAGGGGACACACACGATGTTTCCGGTAGGCATGAGTACGCCGCCAAAAAATCCGGACGCCGCTATGATATTCGATGCCCCGTTTGTCGCCGGATCGAACACGACGACATTCGACAGGCTCGACGGAACACACACGACCGTACCGTTCGGGGCGAGAACCCCGCCTGCAAATTGGCCGTCTATGGTCAAAGAATTTGAAAACGTACGGGTCACCGAGTCGTACTGACCTATTTGGCCTGAATTCCACGGGACGCACACGACATTCCCGTTCGGGATCAGGACCGCACCGGCATACCCGCCGAGCGTTCCCGTCTCGGCCGCGTTCGAATACACACCGGTCACCGGTGAATATTCGCCTATATTCGAGTGGCCGGTCGACGGAACCATGATGACGTTCGAGTTCGGACCGAGCGTACCGCCGAAAAAAGCCGGCGTCGGGCAATCGTGTACGGTGGCGCTCGAAAACGTCAGGGTCATCGGGTTATACACGCCGATGGACGTCGCTGTGTTTGAAACGAAAACGACGTTTCCGTTCGGGGCTAAGACACCACCCGAGTACCCGCCCGTAAGCGTAGACCCGGCGGGCGTCACGACGGAATACTGATCGGTCGCCGGATTGAACAACCCGATACCGGACGACGCGGCACTCGGCACGAAAAGCACGCGGCCGTTATTCAAAAGGACCGAACCGGTATACGAATCCAGACCCGGTGGTCCTACGGCAATATTGGACACGGTCGGTACGCTCGGTGTCGCCCAGAACGAACCTTGGACCGCGACGGCATTACACGTCCCGGATATCCATGCCGTAATCACACCCGCGTTTGAAGCCGATGGTACCAGGTGTGGCGCACGCCGAACGAGATCTTCGCCGTACTGAATCGTCGACGTGACATATAAATTACCCGTAACTTGAAGATTCGCCGTCGGTGGCGTATCCGACCCGATACCGACCTGGGGCACGTACGTAATAGGTCCACCGGTCGAACCGGTCCATTGTGACCCGACAAACCCAACGATGTTTGATGTGTATATATTCGAAATGTACGCATTGGCCGCAATCAGGGCGTTGGACACGTAGACGTTTCCGGTGACATCGAGTGATTTCTGAGGTGGATTTCCGCGTATGGTCAGGACATCGAACGATGCGCCGTCGACGAGCGTCAAGGCATAGTTCGGCGAGACGGTTGTGTGTACAGCCAAGTTTCCTTCAGGATCTATGATGAGTGCCGGAACGGTGTTGTCGTAAAATTCGGCGACGTTGTGTGTGTGGACCGTCGGTTCTGTTTGTCGGACGATGAGTGCGGTTGTAGTTCCGGTATTGTCGACCGTGAATGAATTTGTCGTCGTTGTATTTGTCGCCGTGATGTAGAAATTTCCAGTCACGGAAAGGTTCGAAACAGTTATATATTCACTCACGAGCGTTCCGGTGACGCGCGCGTTCGACGTACTTACGGTCGTCGCGTAGACATCGACGGTCGTCACGGCATTGGACGCGTAGACGTTTCCGGTCACGGAGAGATTTGCGGTCGGGGTCGCTGCCGATCCGATACCGACCTGAGGCGTGTACGTAATAGGCCCACCGGACGTACCGGTCCATTGTGATCCGACGAACCCGACGATATTCGACGTGTATATATTTGAAATGTAAGCGTTCGCCACAGTCAGCGCGTTCGAAACGTAGACGTTTCCGGTGACGGTCAGTGTTGTCACGTCGGGCGTACCTGTCAGTACCTCGGTCGCGGCGTACACGTTCGTGGTCGTCAGGGCGTTGGACGCGTATACGTTCCCGTCGACGGTCAACTTTGCACCGACGGAACTCGTCCCGACGCCAACACTGTCCGTGTAATACACGTTCCCGGTTCCGGTCGTCCATTGGGACCCGAGGAACCCGACGATGTTCGACGTAAAGATGTTTGAGATGTAGGCATTGGCCACCGTCAAAGCGTTCGAAACGTAGACGTTTCCGGTCACGGAGAGATTGGCGGTCGGTGCCGTGCTCGACCCGATACCTACATACGGCGTGTACGTGATGGGTCCACCTGATGCACCTACCCACTGACCACCGCCTCCGCCTACATTCGTGATACCGCTTCCGTCGCCATAGAAAAAGCCGGCTGTTACGGCGGTCGCGGCGTACACGTTCGTGGTCGTCACGGCGTTGGACACGTAGACGTTTCCGGTGACGTCGAGTGATGTACGAGGTGGATTCCCACGTATGGTCAGAACGTCGAACGATGCGCCGTCGACGAGCGTCAACGCATAGTTGGGCGAGACGGTCGTGTGTACGGCCAAGTTACCTTCGGGGTCTATAATCAGGGCGGGCGTCGTTCCGTCGTAAAATTCGGCGACGTTGTGTGTGTGGAGAGTCGGTTCCTTCTGACGGACGATGAGCGCGGTTGTCGTTCCAGTATTGTCGATCGTGATTGCGTTACTGGTCACAGTGTTCGTCGACGTGATGTAAACGTTCCCGGTCACGAAAAGATTTGCGACCGTGAGCTTGTTCGTCACGGTCAGGTTTGCGGTCGTAGTATCGTTCGACGTGACGGTATTTGCGGCAAGGGCGTTCGTGACAATGTACGGGATGGTGAATGTGTCGAATAAAAACACGGTCGAGTCGACATTGGAAATCATCGCACCGGTGACTTCGAGTGTATTGGACACGTTTACGTTCGAGGACGTGAGCATGTCTGAAACGCGCGCATTTCCGTTCACGACCAGGACCGGTGATGGATCCCCGCCGATGGCCGTCACCGTGACCGTGTTTGCAGTGAGATGATTCGTGTCGGTAGTACCTGTCACGTATAGATTTTGGTTACACGTTACACCCCCGGCGGTGAGTGTGTCCGAAACGTATACGGTTCCGGCGACTTGGAGAGTCGACGTCGGCGGGTCACTCGACCCTATACCTACATTCTGCGCGTACGTAATACCACCGATCACATTTGTCCACTGGGTTGTGTTCGTGAGACCGCTTCCGTCTCCATAGAAGGCTCCAGCCACGAGATCATTCGAAACAGAAACGTCACCAGTTACGATGAGTGTTGTTTGCCCTGGCGCGCCCGTAAGTACCTCGGTTGCGGCGTATACGTTCGTGGTCGTTACGGTGTCCGACACGTAGACGTTTCCGGTCACGGAAAGATTGGCGGTAGGTAGGTCGGCCGACCCGATACCTACATACGGCGTGTACGTGATCGGCCCACCGGTCGTACCGGTCCACTGACCACCGCCTCCGCCTACATTTGTGAGACCGCTTCCGTCGCCGTAGAAATAGCCGGTCGTCACGGCGTTTGACACATAGACGTTCCCGGTGACTTGGAGCGTCGACGTAGGATTTGTGCTCGATCCTATGCCGACAAACGGTTCGTAGTAAATTGGCGAACCCGTTTGTCCGACCCATTGTGTATTGCCTGTGACGACTGTTATATTGGGATTAGACGGCCCGCACCTAAAAAATCCATTTGCGATGCTGTCACTCATCGTCCTACTGTCTTACATAGAGAAAAACCTAACCTTCTTGGAGCGTATAGAGTGTCTGGCCGTCTCCTTTCGCGACACTGAACAGGTTATACGAGAGGGCGTACATGCGTATGGTGAGTGCCGATGCGTGCGGCGCCAATTCCAGTGTGTGTTGTTGACGGGCGATGTTCGTCATGTTGAGTTCGCCGGTCGGCGTGTCGTTTTCGGGCTCGAGTGCGAACGAATACATATAGTACCGACCGTCCGGTACGCGCGTATGACACTGGAGCCCCTGGGCGACCCGGAGGTACTGGGCCGTGGCATAGTCGGGCGTGATACGGTCTTGGCCGTTCAGGGTCAGGCGCAGATTCACGAGTTGGTCCGTCGTGCCATAGTCATATACGTTCGAGGCTGCGTCGCTCTGAATCACCCAAAACAGTTCTTTGACGTCGTTCACAAAGGATGACAAAATTTGGACACGCGTTTGCTGAGCCGGAACTCTGTATGACATTCTCTGAAAACTTTGGGTCGTGTAGACAAGTTCGCGGCCGCGCATATACTCGCGTTCGGCCTCTGTCACATAGACGTAATCGACAAAGAGATCCACCTGGATCGGTTTCGTATACAAGGCCGTCGTGAAATACGACGAAGGTTTGAACACGACGCGCAACTTGGGTGGTTCGTCGAGTGCACAGAGCGGTAAGCCTTTTTTGAGGATCGAAAACACGAGCGGAACGTGATAAGACGCGAGATTACTCGTCCGGGACGTTCCGACCATACTGGACAAGGCGGACTGTTTTCCTTGGGTCACGGTGAGATCACCGAGCATGTACAGATTTTCGCCGTAGATCCGTTCGACGAGCTGGTCCTTGTACAAAAGTTCGACCCGGTCGATCATGGCCGTACCGGCCGATGGTTGAACGGTCGTCGGGGCGTCCGCCGGCCACATGACCCGAAGATACATCGTACGGGCCAGGTCACCCGCCTTTGCGATCCATATAGTGATATCGTCACCCCATTGTACATTTTTTGGAAACTGTAGACGGATTGTCTGCTCGGCAAATTGGGCCGGAGGCGACTCCATTACTACTTACAGTGCAGAATTAAAAAGGAGTCCGCCGAGCCCATTCTGGTTCGCCAGAACATTGAATATCTTGGCGTAGACTCGTACGGTCAGGTCAGTCACGGGGGCACTGGCCAACGTCACCTCGAGCATCGGGGTCGCTATACGTGAAAAATTGACCGAGCCGGACGGTGCGAGTTTTTCGGGCTCGATCGCAAAGCTGTACGTACAGACGTTCGACGACGAAGGCATGGCTGTATGGTGCTCGAACGCCCGGATTGTGCGCGTGGTCACCTGATCGTCGTCGACGATAACTTCACCGTTGAGCAGAAGGCGAATACGTGTGACCACTCCGGGGCTGTCTACGGTGACCCAAAATTCACGAACCGGGCCTTGGAACCTGAGTTGGAACTGGTCTTGTTTACGCCCGGTACGCATCGTAAACTCGTTCAGGTCCGTCTGACCGTAGAGCATTTTGGGCATCACAGGTGGGTTTTCATACTTTTCGTACTTTACAATCAGGGACGAAGTAAGTGTCGGCGTCATGACCAACGGATCGAATTGAACAAAATCTGTGAATGTTTCGAACCCGCCGGCCCATATTTCACTTATGTAAACATATCTCGAACCGACGACCGATGTGACGTAGCCGGGATTAGGGCGAATCATTGTACCGCCCCCTATCACCCCCACCAGCGACGTACTCGTGAATGCGATTGTCGGGACAGTTTGACCTTTCGACGTCACGGCTTTCCCGGTTCCGTCGAATATTATCCAGTCTGTGACTGTTTTTGTCACTGTATCGAATCGAAGAATTGTCATAAAAGACAGTACAGTACTCGTAGGGTCTTGAATTCCGTTTGGTGAATATTGTACACCGGTCGTGTAATATACCGATCGCCCATCGAATGAATTCGGTACGAATATGGCTCCGTTATTAATGGACGACGCAGGTAAACCTGTATATAAATAATTGGAATAAGCGGCAGGTGCCGAAATACTTTTAGTACTGTCGTACCAAGGAATTCTTAGACCCGATGCATCCTTTAGTGCCGCAAAATATATGTTCCGGCCGTCGGTTGTATTCGGTACCCATCCAAAGAATGTAGGAGGATACGTAAGAGTTGCAACATTAAAATACGTATAAGACGTCTGGTCAAGGAAATTCTGCGTATCAACCTTGTACAGATACGGATTTTCGGAAGAATAAATATATCGTCCGTCAGAGGTTGTAATTATGTCATCAAAACTACCTCTACGATACGAAGATAGATCGTACCACGGTTTAGGTGCCCCGGTCCCAGGATACGAAAGATAATCGTACGATGTCGTATCGTTAAACGGTTTAGTCGAATCGTATCTAATAAATATAGATGTTTTTTGTGCGAACATAAAATAAGGAACCGTGATGGCTGAACTGTATTCTACATTTGCAGTGACCGATATATTAGAAAGAATCTTAAGTTGATTAAGTATATTCACTGTTTTTGTAATTCCTCCGCCGTACGACGGTGCGAACAACGATATCGTGCCACTGAAAGCCGTGTTGTCGCTCGCGATAAGCTGCGGAGTTGCAATATTGTAAACGTTTGCCGTTACGGTAATATTAGAAGTTAGCGTTCCGCCACCAGGAAAAACAGAAAAAATTGACATAGAATTACTTCCAATAGTGAACATGTTAGCGACTACCTGTATATATATATATCTGGCATCCGAAACAAGTCCTGGTACTGAGATACCAAATGGGAAAAAGTTATTGTATGCACCGCCAAAAAAACTCGCCCCCTTCGATATTACGGCTGTACCTGCAATCATATCATCGATCGGCACACTTGTAATATAATTTACACCATTGGCCGCAGAATAATACATTTTACCATTCGTTATAATCGGTCGTGTAATATTAGTGTTGCCATAAAATGTAGGGTCCGTCCATGAGCGATATGATGATGCAAGTCCTATGGGTTTGGTAGTATCATAAAACCAAAATGTAAACAAAGTGTTCGTGTTTTGGATCAAATAAATGACGTATTGTTTATATATAAGGGTTGCAAAAGCGCGAGAGTTCGTAGGTATACCGAGTACGGACTTGTATTGTGTATTGACGTACGATGCACCATCCGTCAGACTGTTTGTTGTGATCGGGGTAGCTGGTAAATTTTCAAACTTTTCGTATTCGAGGTCGACTCGTACGTCGTTCCGGTACATTTGTGTCACTGGGAGTGTGTCCATGTTGAATGTCAGACGCGTATAGTATTCGCGCGGGGCGTAAACACCGGCCGGGTCGTTTTTACCTTCCAGAATCGTCAAGGCGGCTTGGTTTTCGTACGGCACAGAGAGATCGTCTTCGATGATAAGTCGTTCGCTCGTCAGACGATCGATGGTCTGGCCGCCGATCGAAAGAGTCGCGCTTTTTATGAGCCGACACGCAACCGAATCTTTGTACGAAAACCCGGTCGTAGGCGGTGGCGTAAACCCACGAATCCAACCAGTCTGTACGAGTGTCAAAGGCGCCACGAGTGTACCACCCGTGAGCCGGTATCCTTTGTAGCCGGCCGGTGTGACGAAATCAAACGTCCGTGGGTCGAACCCCCAAAAAACACCACTCGAATCGTTTTTGAAAAATATATTTGAATACGCGCTTGAAGAAAACACAAACTTGTTCACGGTGGAGTCGTACGCGACATTCATCGTATAGCCGGTAAAATTTGTCGCCCAGAAATTGAGGTACTGGGTGTTAAAGTAGCCGACAAAATCACCCGGCGCGATCGCGAGCGTATCCGTACTCACAAAGACGTTTCCGTCAACCTGGTCTGTGTACAAAGGATAGACGTATCCCGGGCCGAGCGGCGTGTACAATTCAGGGAGCGTAGACCGGACCGTGATGCGTCGGACGATGTCACCTTTGGGTGGCAGGCGCGCCGATACTGTTCCGCCGAATTCGGGCCTCGATCGGTCGAACGGAATCTCGATCGATTCGGCGAGATACGTCTCGTGGGTTTCGTACGTGCGCGAAAAAAGGGTATACTCTGGGTCTCGGGTGAATGTGCCACCGGCTTCAATTTGTATCTGAGCACCAGACATGCTGGGTGCTTCCTACCAGGTGACGCGTTTTTTGTTCTGACCAATTTTAGGCACACTAGAGTAGATGTCAAGCTTACAGCTTCGTAAGTTTGATCCGAGTCGGATCGCCGACGACAAGGTGTGTGTGTTCATAGGCAAGCGCGGAACCGGTAAATCGACACTTGTGACCGATATCATGTATCACAAGAGACACATTCCGGTCGGCATCGTCATGTCCGGTACCGAGGACGGAAACCACTACTATAAACAGTTTGTACCTGACCTGTTCATCTACGGCGACTATAACCGCGACGCGATCGAAAAGGTTCTGGAGCGCCAGAGACGTCTGGTGGGTGCCGGTGGTAAATCGGGTGCTTTTTTGCTTATGGACGACTGTATGTACGACAAGGCGTTCATGAAAGACACGTGTATCAGACAATGTTTCATGAACGGACGTCATTGGAAGATATTTTTTGCACTGACTATGCAGTACTGTATGGACCTGAGTCCTGACCTGCGCGCCAATGTCGATTACGTTTTTGTGATGCGCGAAAATGTGATCCAGAACCGCGAACGTCTTTATAAATCATTCTTTGGTGTTTTTCCGACATTCGATATGTTTTGCCAGGTTATGAATGCGTGCACTGAAAACTACGAGTGTCTCGTCCTGGATAACACGAGTAAATCGAACAGGATTGAGGATTGCGTCTTCCATTACAAGGCGCCGATCCGTAAAGGGTTCCGGATCGGATCCGAGGCTATGTGGCAATACCACCAAAAGAATTATAACCCCAAGCACGTCATCACCGGCCAACCTTCTGGGGCGACTCCGGTCAAAAAGAAGGGTGCGGGTGGAGTTACCGTGAAGAAGGTGCAGTGAAAAGGGCCGGCTCCGGCTCGGGCTCGGGCTCGGGCTCCGGCTCCGGCTCCGGCTCCGGCTCCGGCTCCGGCTCCGGCTCCGGCTCCGGCTCCGGCTCCGGCTCCGGCTCCGGCTCCGGCTCCGGCTCCGGCTCCGGCTCCGGTACCAGTGACGCATTGAGCGCCTCTTCGATCAGGGCGGCTGAGCGCCGGACGGGTACATCGTCGCCGTCATCTACGATATCATCTTCGGTTTCGAGTTCCGGCTCGGGTGCCGGGGCGACAACGGGATCGTATCCCATTATATACTGTGGGCATACATTTTTGTGCGTTGGGCTGAACGCGAAAGAGTTCTCCCTGTACCTGTAGGGATGACGCTGATCGAGAATCTCGAGTTTGGGAACGGGTCACCGAGCATCATGCAATACATTCCGACGATCGATGATCAGCCGCCGGCGCCACCACCCGATCTGGGATCGTCGCCGCTCGATTTTCTACAGGAAAAAAACTCTGACCCAATAGAAATGGACTTTTCGACGCCGATCCAGGACGTTATGCCTTCGGCCGCGTTTGACTCTGATGACACGCCCGGTCTGAACGGCCCGTACAAATCTCCGACGAACGATCGCGTCGTGGGGCTGAGTGCCGGTGTTATCCAGGCCGAGCCCAAAAAGGGCACGAACGGTGTCCCGTTCGGTCTGACCCGGGAGCAGTTTCAGGCGGTGGTTGCTGGTATCGCCGCCGTCGCCGCTTTTTCCAAGCCCGTCCAGTCCAAACTCGCGGACGTCGTACCAAAGTTCCTCGGCGAGCACGGCGACCTTTCTCTGACCGGTATGCTTGTCACGGCACTGATCGCCGCGGCCATCTTCTTCTTTGCCGGTCGCGTTCTCGAGAATCAGTCGTGAATCTCGCCGCCACAATAAGCTTGTTTTTCATTCATCGTATATATACC